ATCTTCTCTTGAAGATGCCTGAAGTAGTGCCTCACAATATTCCCAACCTTGTGTCCGTAAGTAGGATCACCCAATGCCCGTAGGGTTCGTTCCATATCGACGGTATTGACACAGTCAAGATTAAATTCAATGTTTCCATCTCGGTTTAGCTCTATGCTGAAGTTAAGGAGTTGTGCTTTTGGATCGGCCATAATTCACTTATTTCTAGGTTATAACAATCGGATTTAAACGTGAAGTTATTGCTTTCGTCCCTATCGCCCCGCTTGTGCCTTACCGCCTTTGAGTAGTACTCATCTTTTGAAATCCTACCAAGAATCCACGCACGTTGCAAGTTATTTAACACACGCACAAAGATATATTCGTCACAGTCTTGCTTGGTTCCGTGAGCCGCAATAGAACATTCGTAGAAGGGCTTGGGTGCAGATGTGCAACGCTTGGTCTTCACATCAATTCGGATGCCTTGATCCGTATATAAATCATAATGGGCTGTGTTGGCTTGCCTATAACCCATCATGTCTCTAACGAGTATCTCACCGAGGGCCCCGGCGGGGCTTCCTGCCCCTCGGGTGATGCTTCCTTGCAATCCCACGGTACCCCCGGCAAGTAGCCGAGCTTCTTTTAGTTGCTGTTCAGTTGGCGTGATCTCGATCATACGGTTTCCTAAATCTTAGTTTGTTCCGTAGATCGTAAATCATCCTATGAGCGTCTGCAAGGACTTTCTTGTCCCCAATCATGGGGTTCATATCACAAGCATCCATCTGAATCTTTAGACGGTCGAGCATACGTTGTACGTCGGCATCTTTCATGCGGCGGCCCACCCCCAGTCTCCTGCCATACCATCAGCGTTGTAGTCCGTTACAGTGCCCTCGAAGAAGTTCTTGTGGCTAGCCCCGTTGATGACCCAGTCTAGCCACTCCAAGGGGTTCTCTTTGACCTTCCAGTTACCTTTGAGCCCGAGCATAATGAGCCGTCTGTCCGCAAGATATCGGATATACTGCTTAATCTCCTCTGCCGACACACCTTCCACAGTGCCCATCTCAAACGCATTGTCAATAACTTTGTCCTCAAGTGAAACACCAACGCGGAACATATCATAGATGTCTTTTTTAAATTCATCCGTAACAATCCGCGGGTGTTCCTCACAGAACTCCCTAAATAACTTAACCATTCCTTCACAGTGCATACTCTCATCGCGGATAGACCACTCAACAATCTCACACATCCCGCGCATCTTTCCGTACCGTTGGTAGTTCAGGAGCATCGCAAACGCACTGAAGAGGCTCATACCCTCATTCATCACGCTCCGGGCAATCGCCTTGGCAATCCCCGAGTGGGAGTGCATATCGATGTCGCCCATGAAGTCTACCTTGTCTGCCATTGACTTGTACTCACGGAAGGCGGAGAACTCTGACTCCGGCAACCCGAGGGTGTCGTTCAACAAAGCATAGCTACGTTGGTGGACAAACTCACGGTTAGCGAAGCTGGTCAACATCGCACGAATCTCATTGTTCTTGAGTTTCGGTATGTAGTACTCGAGGTAGTTCGTACCAACCTGTACGTCAGACTGTGTGAATAACTTCAAAATCTGGGTGATGTGGTGCTTCTCCTCGGCACTCAGCTTACCGCCTTGCCACTGAGCCACATCCTCTTGCAGTTTTGCTTCCCATTCTCCCCAGTGGACCTTCTCGTGAGAAACTGCATACTCGACAGCCCACGGATACTTGAATGGTTTGTAAACCTTTGATTCTTCTAATAAAGACATCTTAAGTCCTTGTTTTTGTTAGTGGAAAAAAAGGCCCCTTTCGGGGCCACAAAGTGCCGGAGGATCAGTCCGGCGAGGGAGAAAACTTACGTCCCATTAACTATGTTAAGTCGTGTCGCTCAGATAGTCAATGGCTCTTTTCAATCTTTTTACATCATCTCCGAAAGCACCTAGCCCTCGGTTGCAAGAATCACACAACCACCCACGAAATTGGTGGGAGTCGTGACAGTGGTCTAAGAAAAACACCTTGCCTTTACGTACCGTGTCAATCTCCGTGGAGTTTCGAGTACAGATGGGGCATTGGTAGTCTTCGGTTGGGTATTCATTTTCTTTACGTAGCTTATCTACGACTCTAGTGTACTTTCGCATACACGAAATGCACTCAGTGCGGCGGTAGTTCCCACCATTCGCCATGTAAAAGTTTTCATCAGGCTGTTTAACCCCACACTTAACACAGGCTCTTCCTTCGAGGGCTTCCTGATTGTCAGCCCCGAAAAGATCACTTTGACTCATCATCCTCGAGTCTCCTCAGTTTTAGCTCGAGTTGAAGTAGCTTCCAATTCAAGTCATCCGCCTTGTCAAATTTTTTCTTGACCGAAGCTTTCAGAATCTTGTGATACACCTTTAGCATCTTCTTCTTTACTTGTTGCATTACCGAATATCCTTTCCCAGTTGTTGTTGTATTTTTTCTTATCCATCGGACGCAGAGCAGAACCTTTCCCGGCACTACTCCTCATCATCTCCCGGTATCTCTTGTCTGTCTTCGTTGTCATACTCGAAGTCTCCATTCAATTGATCGTACATATCCATAAGTCCACTGTAGCACATCGGGCAAAGGCTAAACGGGATGATCCCGATGTAGCCCTGTACTCCGCCCTCGGACTCCATGTCAAACTCACAGGTGCAGATACTACACTTATCGTCCGGCTCTAGCCCTGACATGACAAGCACTCTTCCGCGTCTTGTAGAGCCACTCTTTCAACTGCGACTCCAACCTTATCTGCCTCGACACCCGCATCTGTGCGGAGGTAATAAAGGGATTTGAGTTTAGACTTCCATGCGCGAAGGTGTACCGAGTTAACATAAGACGCCGGCGAACCAGCAGGGAAGAATAGATTGACGGATTGCGCTTGGCAAATATAGGGTTGTCGATCACCCGCGTGGTCAACGACGGCCCCTTGGTCGATTTCGTACGCAGTCTTAAAAACGTCCCTCTGTTCGTCCGACAGGAACTCCAAGTGCTGAACAGACCCCTGAGCATTAACGATGCTTTTCCACGTTTCTTGGTCATTCTTTCCCAGAGCATCTAGGACCTCCTCGAGTTTCGGGTTCTTGACGAGGTGAGCACCCGCACGAGTACGATGGGTGTAAGCATTAGACTTAGTAGGCTCAATGCTAGCACTACACCCGCAGAGAATAGAAGAATTAGCGTTTGGAGCGATAGCGAGAAGGTGAGCGTTGCGGCGTCCCGTGCCAACCATGTCAGGTGCCTCACCCTTCTCTTTGCCAAGACGCACACTCTCCTCATGAGCCTGTGCGTGTATGTCGGCAAATATCCGCTGATTCGCAAACTTCGCGCTAATGCTCTCCCACGAGATACCATTCTGTTGTAAGTACCCATGCCAGCCCATCGCTCCTAAGCCGATTGATCTTTCCCGCTTGGCGGAGTAAACAGCTTTTGAAAGTTCTCTTGGTGCGTTTTTGATAAAGAATTCAAGGACGTTGTCCAAGAATCGTACCAAGTCTCCAACCATTCCTGTCCCTTTCCACTCGTCGTACTTTTCGAGGTTGACGGAGGAGAGACAACAGACTGCTGTACGGTCTCCGTCAGTTGGGAGAGTGATTTCACTGCACAGGTTGCTACCCATAACCCGTAGACCAAGTTCTCTTTGGCTTTCTGGGAGCTTTCGGTTGGATTCGTCGATAAAGTGTAGGTAAGGTGAGCCAGTTCTGAACCGAGCTTCAAGTATTCTTTGCCAAAGGTCTCGAGCTTGGATTGAATCTCTGACATCTCCGTCATGAGGGTCTCGTAATTGCCATTCTGTTCCATTTTCTACAGCCTCCATAAATTCGTCTGTAATGTTTACGGCGTTGAACAGGTTGAAGCACTTACGATTGATGTCTCCGCCTGTCGGTACCTTAAAGTTAATAAACTCGATGATGTCAGGATGCGACACATCGATGTAGGCCGCGTAGCTTCCCTTACGGGTGCGGCCCTGCTTCCAAGCTGTCATACCTGAGTCGACAACTTTCATGAAGGGGATGGGGCCCGGTGCTTTATCTGAGATGCCCCGTACATCAGACCAGTGCCCGCCGACACCACCACCTTTTACTGAGAGCCAAGCAACTTCAGAGTTATGGCTGATGAGAGACTCAAGGTTGTCACCAACATAAGTAAGAAAGCAAGAGATTGGCAATCCCTTTGGCTCCACGCCGTCAAGCGGTGCGTTTGAAAGCACAGGACTAGCGAACATAAACCAACGCTTACTAGCATAATCATAAATACGTTGAGCAAAGGCATAGTCTCCCTCACAGTAAGCCAAAGCCGCACGAGCAAAAGCCTCTTGTGGGCTCGACTCATCTGGCAACATATAGTAGTCCGTGAGCAACTTCAGGGCTTGAGCCGAGAAGTCTTCGTCACGAGAGTAATCAATCTCAATCTTTCCAGCGTATTTCGCTTTCATTGTTTCTCCAGTTCTTGTTCTAAGCGGTTTGCGTACCACTCTGCCTTACTTATATTCATTTGAACGGTATCTTTGTCGTTTACCCGTAATAAATATTTTAGCGAGTTTCCGATAAGATATCCAGTGTATTGTTCTTCCGTGAGTACAGACTTGATGACATCAATGGCCTCGAAGTCTTTCTTCCTATAGTGTTCGGGGTTCTTCCAATCATTCATTGCAAGTTACCAAAGTCAGCCATGATTACGTTGCCCTCCATCGACTTGATGCGATCCTTATGTTCCGGCTTCAGGTCTTCTTCTGGGACGACTTCACCGAGTGCTTCCAGCGTAATCCTTTCCAGTCCCATGTCGTACACGTCGTCGAAGTGTTCGTGTACTGCCCCAAGTAACCCTTGAAGGATGACATAAGTCGGGTCCACGTAATGCTCGTCATCATCACCCATCTTAAAATTCTTAGTCGCATATGCACGGATAGCAAAGCCATCCTCGTCTTCATCTTCATCGTCAGTCGGCTCCAAGACAATGTAGTAGCGGTCACGAAGTAACCCCGCTTGTTCTAAGGCAATCAATTTGTCGTCATCTACACTCATGCTTTCTTCTCCAACCACTCCAGTGGTATTGTCCCATCAGCCCAAAGGATACCATGCTTATCGCACCAAGATCCATAGGTGGTCTTACTAGAACGGTTAAGTTTGTTTGATGCTCTCAGGAAAAGCATCCGTATGTCGCAGAACATATTCTGTTTAATCACAAGTAACATCTTCTGGCGGTCCGCGGGACTGAAGAATCCTTTAGCTTCCACATAGATGTCTTGCTCCGGTAGATAAAAGTCCGGAGTATAAGTCTTCAGTTTCGGTTGGTACGAGAGCTTCTTGGACTCATATTCAAACGTAACCCCTTGTTCTGCAAGGTATTTTGCGACGCTCAACTCGTAGTCTGAGCGAAACTTGTGCCTCGTGTTGTTGCCGCCCGCCATAGTTAAATAAGTCCTTGTATCGATTGAGAAATTCTATCGTGCAATTTAGGAGTTGTATCCCGGATTTGCTCGAGTGCTTTGGTGTAGTCGTCCCCCGGAAATAAAACTACCCTGCCTTGCCTTACGGTATTCGCTATGTTAACGAGCTCGTCCGTAACTCGCCTACCATCTCGTTGCCATGTCTCGTGGGATAGAGGAGTCCCAAAATGGGACCACATGGTGAGGGGTAAGCACCGCTCAAAATTACGAGCCCACCTCACCCAAGGGTCGCCGCCTTTATTACCGGCGGCTTCTATGTAAACCGCGTACGCTCCGTCATTCAGGTATAGGAGTTGACGATCCACTTTCTGTGTCATCAGAAGGGGCATCTTTATCCTCCACAATAATTCTCCGTAGGGTAGCCAAGCCCTCTGCCTTTATGCCGAGACCGTAGTCTTGACAATCTAGTTGGTGAAAGAGTCTACCTCTCTTGTAAGTCATGTCACCAACTTGGTAGATTGTTGCGTGTTGTACACCCTCCAACATAGGGCGTAACTCATCAATAACCATCGAGTTGTGCCGCTCCACGTCCTTCCATATGCGGTCGCGTAGTTTGATAATCTTACCCTGTAGCTCGACTATCTTCTTGATATCTGTTGTCTTCATAGTTCCTTTACCTTCAGTGTGTGGTACCAGACAAGGGGCTTAGACTTTGCTTGGGAAGTAACCTTTTCGTGTAGAATAGCCTTCGGCCAGCAAACACTTCGATAACCACAAAACGTACAACTCTTATGTAACACTTTGTTTCCACTGTAAATCTTTTGACCTTTCCGTGTCACACACTCATCTTGAGGCTCCATCGGGGGCTTCTTGTATTGGAAGTTAGACATCAACGCCTCAACAACCTTACCCGCTTCCCCGAGGTAGTGTTCCCTATCCTCGACTTGGTCGTCCGGTGCCTTCACAAATTGAATCTCACCGCTGGATTTATCCACAACAATCCAACCACCGAAGTCTTTTCCTTTGGATTCTGCGTACAAGTGGCCTTGCATAATGTAGCCGAAGGGGTCGTCATCCTTGATGTTCTCGTAACCTTTACCGAACTTTTGGGTGTACGAGTAAGGGCTTGCTGACTTGATGTCCCAGACCTTCTCTCCGTCCACAGGATCGTCGATAATGATGTCCAAGGTACCCTTGACTTGCTCGCCCCCTAAGTTGAGCTCACACTTTCCCTGTGACTCCGTGACAGTTACTCCAGCCCCTTTCAAGACTGCCATGACTGCCGCTTCCACTAAGTCACCAATTAAAAATCTAAGGATAGCATTGTATGTCATCTCTTCTTCGAGACCGTCCCTTCCGTGGACTTGCTGACATAGAGGCCGCCCCAACCCTGACATACGTATACGCCACTCGGGGTCTCTGTTGAACTGCTTTTGCAACGCCTCGATGCAA